GCTTTTTGGACATTTGTTAAGGATATTAAGAGATAAACTAAACCTTAACTGGTATAATCCTTCCCCATTGTTCAAAGAAGTGACCTATAGGTATATCATTAGCCATAGCATCACACGCTGCATCTTCACTTATAAACCATTTTGGAAAAGGTGAAGATTCATATTTTAATTGGTATTGCCACATTTTAATTCCTTTATAAGTTATTTGAATTATCATTGCATAGCCCTCTGTTTGGAAGGCTACACAATTAAACTCTAGTCTTATCTGAGATTACTGTTTAATTACTTAGGCTCATCACCTAAGAGTTTTTGTTAATTAGTACTAAGCTTGCTTTGCACTATTCTTAGTAACGCAGCCGTTCTAACTTTTTCTTAATTAATTTATTAGCAATTTATCCATTTGCATCATACCTTGCATATGATTTCTAATAGACGATAAAGGCTTTTAAAGTCTGTTAAGACTCCTACTTGCAATTATACCTTCAGTTCACTGTGCTGCTTGCCCCCGCTTGATGTTATAAGGCTGTAAACCTTACTCAATGCACACATTACCCTCAGTCTCACTGTCCCATAGACAGCTCTATCAGTCTTTTAGTCCTGATTCCATTACACTCTTTATGATTACTCACTTAGAGCGCAGCCACCACATTATTTATGCTTCGCGGTGGATTCTTAATAAGTAGCCAGCTCAAAAGCTACTTACATTCTAACAGGGTTTGTGCTCCCCACGCTGGTTTGCTAATCCAACGGTATTACATCCGGCTTAATCGCTGCCGTTGATAAAGAGTATAGACAATCTACCAAATAATACAAGTAGATGACTCTATACTCTAACAACACGGTATTCTGTGCCGTTGATAAAGAGTATAGACAATCTACCAAATAATACAAGTAGATAACCTTACCCTCTAACAACACGATATTCTGTGCCGTTGATAAAGAGTATAGTAAAGCTGTAAGACATGTCAAATACAGTAGAAACAAAAAAGTCAGTGTATATATGGAGTAAATGAAAGCTTCTGTGTATCGGACTCATAGTCCCACCAGTCCTAATATATCCTAGCAATACTCATACCACACCCCCCACAGACCCTATAGAGTCTACTTTTGACATATAAAGCTGTTATAACCTATATAACATATAAAACTATTATGACTGTGAGATATATCAGAACTGTAGGGGGCAGGGTTAGGAAGGGTACTTGGGAGAGCTGGAAGTACTATATGATCGATCCTACAGTCTCTATAGAACCAAAAAATATAAAAGTACTTTTTATAAAATAGGACCTACAGTCTCTCTAGAACCAAAAAAATATAAAAATAAATAGTGCTAGTAGAATCAACAGGTTAGCTAGGTACTTCCAGTTGCCACTTCGGGCGGAATTGAGAGTATTGTCAGAGTTAAGAGAAAAGAGAGATTACAGGGCCTAATAGTACCTTTCTGTACATAGAGAAAGAGATATTAAATCTAATTTATTTTATTTAGTAATTCAAAAAATTTAAAAAATAAAAATATATAATCTATAGATAATTTCTTTAGTATTTAATAATTGAACTAAACACTACTTTTAGGTGTCAAAAGGCTATACTGCCGGAACCTAAGGGAACTATATATCTATAGGTACTCTATTAGTACTTATAGTACCTATGGATATAATACTATATGATATAATAATAAGATATAGACTAGGGTAATAATGTATTAATATACTAAAGGGATAAAGGTAATAATGTATTAAAGGTATAAAGTATCTACCAGAACCTAATAGTACTATTATCATTTCTTTATTACTTACTTATTGAACTTAATACCTATTATTGTGTCCAATATAAATATTATAATAATACATAGGAGATACTATGTGTCCAAGTAGTGAAGGATATGTTCGCAATTATGCTCAAGAAGCTAAATACGAATCTTCTCCTACCCAAAAGAAGAAAAGGGCATCTCGTGGAAGAGCAAGGTATGCCCTAATGAAGAAAGGAAAGGTAAGATTAGGAGATGGAATGGATGTAGCCCATAAAGATGGTGATGCACTTCATAACTCACCCTCCAATTGGAAAGTAGAAACACCTTCTAAAAACAGATCTTATCCCCGTAAATCAAATGCCTCTAAGAAATATAAAACCTCATAGGTCCTATATGCTAAAAAATATAAAATTTAAAATAGAACTTTTCTTTTTGTTTGTACAATTCGGAAGTAACTATTGGGATGCTTTTATCTCTGCTATTAAAACAAAAAAATAAACTATAAGGAATGACTATGTCAGGGGGTGCTCCATCTATATTGACCTCTATAAGTCTACCAGTAATAAACGAGGCAATATAGGGGGGTTATATAATAAAAAAACTTAAAATCATGTTAATAATTAATAGGAAATCTATGAAGAAACTAATAACTAAAATAGCATTAATACTGTCTTTAATTGGTACTAGCTTCTCTGCTAATGCCTGGATCAATGTTTATAATGATGGGTGGAATGGTGGGCAATATGCTGTATCAATGCCATCAGGTACAATCATTGCTGTATTACCAAATAATTCAATACAATGGATAGTTGCTCCACATTATTATCCAGCACCTCAAGGTGTAAATGATGATATAACAGCAGCATATTCATATGCTATAGCAAATCATTATAGTTGGAGGTGGGGTAGGTGTTATTCCTCATCGAAACCACCTTGTTTATATTAGAAATATAGGATAAATTATGGAAGAGAAGGAGACTGAGGGGGAAGTGGTTTCCTTCTCTACCCCAAAATTAAATGCTTTAGAGAAACTATATGTTAGAGTCTATTTAAATACTCTATCCCACCCTAAAGCCTATGAGGCAGTAAATCCTGGATTACAAAGATATCATATTTCCAACCCATATTCTGAAAAGGAAAATATTAAATTTCATATTTCTCTTAAACTTCAAGAACGTGCAGAGGCCTTATCTCTTACACCTGATATTATTCTATCACAACTTTATAAAGAAGCTACTCGTGAGGGAAATGGATCTAATCATGCTGCTCGTATACAAGCCCTTCAGATACTTGGTAAACACCTTGGAATGTTTGTAGAGAAAAAGGAAGATGCTTCTCATGTTATACAAATAATAAATTACGGATCTACCGAGACTATAGTTAAAGAACAAACAGAACTATTAGAAAATAAAGAAGAAATAAATATTCCAATGAATATCAAAATAGAAGATTATTCTGTTGATACTTCTAATATAATTAATAAAGATTAAATAATATAGGTTAAAAATGAATAGATTATCAACAGTTAAAACAAAGGGAGAGGGATCTTTTAGGGATGGAAGATGTGATGAAGATGGATTTCAACAGGTACAGATAGTTGGAGGTGGTGGTGCTGGAAGCACTGAAACTGCTATAGATCAATCTACTCCTGGAACTACAAATAAAGTGACCCTTGGTGCTGATGTAGTACATACTATTGTAGATTCAGGTAGTGTTACTTCTATAACTAATGCTTTACCAGCAGGAACTAATCTCTTAGGTAAGGTTGGTATAGATCAAACTACTCCAGGTACTACTAATGCAGTCTATCCACTTGAGACTTCTGATGTCCTAGATCTAGTTTTATCGACTGATACAGTCCAATACGCAAGCGGCGATGTGCTGGCAGCTACCCAGGAATTGACAGGTGTCACACGGGTAAACGCAGGCACAGCACGGCTCGAAAGCCTAAAAATAACCGACGCAGACGATCAGGGCCAGTCGCTTGATGTTATATTTCTAAAAACCAATGTGTCGATCGGTACTGAAAATGCGGCTGTTTCCATTGCAGACGCGGATGCCATAGAAATTTTAGGCATTATTCAGGTTTTAAGTTCTGATTTTCTTGATCTTGGCGGCGTAAGAGTTGCTACTGTTCCGATTGACAGAACGATCATGTTGAAATCTGGCGCTGCTTCTACATCGATTTATGTCGCTGCTATCTCGCGCGGAACTGGAACCTACTCTGCTTCTGGCCTTTCGATGAAAATTGGAATATTGAGGCTATAGGCATGTTTGCTAACAGATTGTCAGTTAAACGGAACAACCCTCAAACTGTTTTAGCCATTTCTGGTGCAAATAAATCAGTTTTCGGCGGCGTATTAGCCGAAGGTAGAACCAGTTCTGCAACTTATATCGATGAAAGCGGCGTATTGCAAACAGTAGCTGCTAATGTGCTTGTGTGGGAAAATGGCGGCTTGAGGCATGAGGGGCCTGCGACTAATTTATTTTTACGATCATCTGAAATAGATTCTGCATCCTGGGGTAAAACAGCATCTACAGTTGGCGTCAATGCAATAGCTGGGCCAGATGGTAATACAACAGCCGATAAATTAATGACTGACACGTCAGCAGCGGAACATAGTATTACTCAAGCTGTGTCTGTAACAACTGGTTTTTTGTATACAATATCAATAGACGTAAAACCGGCGGAAGAAACTTTTGCATTTATCGGATTCACTTCTGCCGGATTTGGTGCTGCATCAAAAGCTATTTTTAACTTATCGACATTGACGATAACGTATTTAACGGTTGGGACGGGTATAACTGGCAAAATAATTCCTTTAGCTAATGGTTTCTACCGATGTTCGGCATCTAAAATGTCTGGTACCGATAATGCAGCGGCGGTACTAAGAGTTGGTCTAACTAAGTCTGATTCTTCTGCAACTTCTACGGGTGCAAATACAACAGACGGGTTATATATAACCAATTTTGATGTAAAACAAGGTGATATATCATCCCATATTACAACAACCACAGCAGCAGTCACTCGCGCAACCTGCGCTCTATCAGTACCTCTAGTATTAAACCAGAACTTCTTCCAAAAATCCGCTATTGTGATGCGCGTTCGTGCAAAATGGGCCAATAGAGCAACAGCTAAAAGCTGGCTAACTCCATCAACTACGGCAGAGGGGCTTATAGACAATGGCTCAGGCGCACTAACTTTTAAAGATAGCGCAGGTAATACTGCAACCGCAGATTTAACATCATGGGCAGATGATACGGTTATTTTAGTAGCTATTGTAACTGATAACATAATCGGCTTAATGAGCCTTACAGCATCAAAAGATAATGGCGTAACCTGGATAACAAGCTCAGATACTACATTTGCTGGATTAACAGTAGGAGCAAACTGGCTGTTTTTCTCTGCTAATACACAGGTTTTTGAGCTGCTTGGATTTAAAGTTAAGAAGTCAAACAAGGGCTTTGCACAGATGAAAGCGTGGGCGCTGTCCCATGCACTAGCAGAGACGCAATAATGCCAAGCGTTACCGATTATATTTTCAATGTCCCTGAAGAGACAGAATTTGATCTGCTACCCGCAGCGACGCAAGCATTTATTTCACAACTAAGCCCGGAGTGGCCTGACTTCCCTATGTTAAGCACACATGCTGTAACAGGAAGAAAATTACTGATGGTGCGGATGAAAGCGCAGTTAGCACAAGTACAATTAGATCAGTTATTTATCAATTACGCGCTGGACTGGCAAGTTATTTTTATCCGTTCGGCGTATAAAATAGATGGAGACTATCAGGTTATACTTCCGGTTGATAAAGCAACAGTGCTGCCGTTTTACAACGATATTCAAGATGGGGTTGACGTAAATGGAGATGCGATTATGAGAGCGCCTACACTAGCAGATACAATTTATTTAAGTACGTATTTCGGGACCGATCCCGTAATTCTATAGGTAGACACATGATTATAAGCGGTTCAAACGATAATTTTGGAGCTAACAGCATTGAGCGGTTTGCTGATGTTAGTAAACTCAATTCAACACACGAGGATGCAAAAGGCTGGCTTGATGGTTGTCCCTCTCCTGTTAATTTCTGGTTAAAAGACAAAGCCGTTAAATCTGATGCCTACCAACAAGTGTCAGATAATAAAGCAGACACTTACGGCATGGATGCGGTAACGGCTTTTTACCATTCAGGACACGGATTAAACTCAGGTGGACGCGTAGGTGTTCCTATGGGCGCAATCTATAACGGCCAGACTTGGGTTTACTCCGATCAGATGTCCTTCGGGGATGCAGAGTTAAGATACCTGTTTTGGTCAATCTGTTCAGCATTAGCAACACCCTTGCAGTCATGGTGGCTCCCCAATAAAGGTGGGTTACGAATGATGTTCGGGTACTCAACGACGACCTGGGATATGATGGGGTATGGGAAGTACTTCTGGAAGTACGTGAATCAAGGTAAATCTTTTGCAAGAGCTTTTCAAGATGCAAGTTATCTGTTGGGTAAGGTACAAAAACCCGTTGTTCTAGCATCAGCAGCAACTCAGGCAGAAGCAAGGGCAATGCTGGCTAATGAACGCACATTCTCAAAAGTTCCAAGCGTAAAAGGCTGGTATGAATGGCAGACAGGGTCTACTGCTCAAGGTATAGTGCAAGCAGGAGGTCAAAAGGCTGTAACCGATATAAGAATCGTACCCAGACACGATAAAGAAAAGTTTAAAGGCGCAGCTAAAGCAGTTAGCATAGATGATGAAGGTTCATTATCACTATTCTTCGGCACTAAAGGCGAAAATAGAAAAGAATTTCCGCTTGCTCAAGCCAAGGCCGCAGCGAGACGTGCTATCTCAGATTACAGACTGGATGAAGGTATCGAACTGGTAGAAGGTGACACTAGCACGACAACTACACAAGGCGGTACATTACTCGGATCAGGACGAATGGACGAGCCTACTGTTATTGAAACTAGAGTGCAATTCCGGCAGGCGCATAGCGGCATTCCTAGTATTGGGGAAGGTCACGGTGTAATCAATGTCGATGTCGATAACGACGGTAGTATTGTGGCTATTCACGACTCAACACGAAAAATTATCGACGAGAAGCCAAGTAAAAATAAGGCTCATGTTGAACGGAGTCATCATAAGCATGTCCGGGAAGATAGAACAGGCTATGACTTCTCGACCGGCAAAATGACACGGCAGGAAGATATTGAGATTGATTTTGGGCATGGTCTTAAGAAGAACTATAGAATAAGAACAGAATTATAAATATTAATATAAATCTGTTTATAACATTACTGAGGATTTAAAATGACGCCACATGAAGATATAAGTGAAATGAAAGTTAGAGTAGCATTACTAGAGGCCGCTCATTTAGATAGTTCCTCTAAAATATCTACTTTAATTAATGGATTTAATACTCTAAACGTAAATCTAGCAACCCTAATATCTTCAATTAATACTGCTGTTAAAACAACATTAACTGGAGTATCATTAGTAGTAATATTAATTGGTGGATTTTGGGGGTATAATGCCTTTATTACTGACCAAATCCAAAATATTACAACTCTATCATATCAAATACAAGATAATAAATAGGTATAAAAATGTTAGAACCAATAACAGCAACCTTAATATCACTAACAGCAGCTATATCAATTATAAGTAGTTGTATATCAGAGATAATAGCAGCCATATTAACTATATCTGGGGCTTGTGCTTCTCTCTCCACCATTCTCCCCCCTCCAAAAAGAAACTCTACAATATATAAATGGACATATAAGATTATAAATATTATGGGTTGTAACTTTGGTAAAGCAAAAAATAAAGAGATAGAATAACATGGGAAAATTACTAAGCCTGTTTACTTCTGCAAATCCATATCTTCTATTAGCAATATTTGCAATAGGGTTTGGATCTGGAAGTTTTTTAACATATAAAATAGAACACTCTAAAGTATTAGCAATGGAGTTAAAAATAGCTAATCAAAAGGTTGAAGCAGCCACTATCTTAGCTAAAGAGAAAGATAAGGTATTACAACTAGAAGAAACCCAACGTAACTTAAATATTGAATTAGATAAATCTCATGACTCTTATATACAAACTTCTAATGCTTATTCCGCTAAGCTTGATGATGCTATCAGCGGCTTGCAGTTCACAGACAGTAGGAAGGGTGGTAGTGGCCCCACAAGTGAAAGTAATAATTCCACAATCAATCCAACAGATGCAGAAGAGTTTACTTGGGTATCAAAAGAACTTCTTAAGTATCTTGCAGAAGAGTCAAGACGGGCTGAACAAGATGGAATAGATAAAAATACTCTTATTATTTTTGTAAAAGAACAGAATTGTGGGATACCTAAATGATTGATAATAAAAAAATGATAGTTTATGATGAAGGTAGAAAGTTAAAAGTATATAAATGTACTAAAGGTTTTAGAACTGTTGGAATAGGTTGTAATCTAGATGCTAATCCACACCTGAATATATTACACAGAACCCTTAAAATTGGAGATGATATAACTCCCGAAGAGTGTAATTTACTCTTTGATTATGATTATAGTAATGTAATTAATTCTATCAAACAAAAGATATATTACTTTGGAAATCTACCAGAGAGATACCAAACTGTTTTAGTTAATATGGTATACCAAATGGGTATCAACGGATTGTTGAGGTTTAAGGGTATGCTAAAAGCAATGCAAATAGGAGATGATCTTAGAGTTATTACAGAAATGAAAGATAGTTTATGGTATACCCAAACTAAAAATAGAGCTAATCGTTTGATCTCTATTATAAGAGGTGTTATTCCAAAAGAATATTTATAACCAATAGGAAACTTCAATGATAATATATTATATTCTAACAAGCATTGAAGGGATTGGATCAACTAATAAATATAAGATAGAGATGATGTATAAAGGATATAAAATATATGAATGTGATATCTCAGATTTTAGTGGATATTTACTTAGTTCTGAATATATAGATTAAGAAAATTATGAGTATTATACAAATACCTTATTCCTTTACCCCTCGTAGTTATCAGAAGGAATTGATGGCTGCTAGAGATAATGGATTCAAAAGATTAATAGCAATATATCATAGAAGAGCTGGTAAAGATAAGACATTGTTTAATATGGTAATTAAGGAATCCTTAAAAAGAAAAGGGACATATAATTACTTTTTTCCAGAATTTGCTCAGGGACGAAGAGTAATATGGGATGGTATAGATGGTTCTGGATTTAAGTTTTTAGATCATATACCAGACTCTTTAATACAATCTAAAAATAGTACTGATATGAAGATAGTATTAACAAATGGAAGTGTTATTCAAATCATGGGTACTGATAAATTTGATAAAGTCCGAGGATCAAATCCAGTTGGCTGTGTATTCTCTGAGTTTGCTTTTCAGAATCCTAAAGCATGGAATATTATTAGACCAATTCTAACGGAAAATGGTGGATGGGCTGCATTTAATTCTTCTACCAACGGTAAAAATCATTTTTATGATTTAACCCAAATGGCTCTAAAGAATAAAAATTGGTTCGTACAAAATTATGATTGTACTCAAACATTTGATGATAATGGTAATAGATATGTAACTGATGAGATGATTCAAGAAGAAAGAGACACTGGAATGTCAGAGGAGTTAATACAACAGGAGTATTATAATTCCTGGACAGCAAATGCTCAAGGTTTCTATTATCTTCAAATACTTGAAGAACTTGATAGAAATAAACAGATATGTTCTCTTCCACATGATCCTTCAGCTCCTGTAGAAACCTATTGGGATATAGGATGTGGTGATGCTACATCTATTTGGTTTGTCCAGACTATGGGTAAGGTTTTACATATAATTGATTACTACTCTTCAAATAATAAAGGGATTGATCATTATGCTAAAGTACTAAAAAATAAACCATATGTATATAAAGCACATAACTTTCCACATGATATAATAAATATTGAATTTGGATCTGGCCGTACTCGCTATGAAGTAGCCGAAGAATTGTTTAAAGGAACTAGATTAAATATAGTATCTAAATTAAGTAAAGAAGAGGGAAGAAATGCAGTAAGAATGATACTTCCTAATTGTTACTTTGATCGAGCTAGATGTAAAGATGGATTAGATGGCCTTAGAAACTATAGAAAAGAGTGGGATGAGAAGAATCAAGTATTTAAAGATAGTGATGTGCATGATTGGGCAAGAGATCCAGCAGATAGTTTTCGTTATCTTGCTATAGGTATCTCTCTACCTAAGACTAGATCATATCGCAGTGATTTTATGAAAGATAAGATAAAAGCAGTTCATTCTAGGAACTGGAGAGTATCATAGTGTTAATACTTACTAAAACTTGCACTTGTTGTAATAAAGAAAAAGAACTTCCTGAGTTTAGTAGAAAAGGAAAATATCTTTTCGGATTTGTAAACTATTGTAAAGTGTGTAAAGCTAATTATACTAGAGAACATAATAAAAAATTTCCAGATAAAAAGAAAAATGCAGATAAAAACTATTATCTAAATAATATAGATAAAATTAAAAATGCAACTAAATTATATGCTGAAAAGAATAAAGGTTTACTAAGACCAAAACATTTGGCTAGAACCACAAAAAGACGAATAGGAAAACTCAATAGGACGCCATCTTGGTTATATCCTTCGGATTTAAAACAGATAGAGGAATTATATAAACTCTCTGATAGGCTCTCTAAGTGTTTAGGTATACCACATCATGTAGATCATATTATCCCACTTCAAGGCAAATTAGTGTCGGGACTGCATATCTTCTCTAATTTACGGGTAATACCCGCGACTATTAATTTAAGAAAGGGTAATAAATGAGTATTTTACAATCAACTGTAGATAGAGATTTAGCTAATAAAACTTGGTCTAGATATCAGTTAGCTTTACGTCGTGGACATCAAGAATATCAAGAACAGGCTAAACTCTGTGAAAACTTTTATTTAGGTGGTGGTAGACAATGGACTGATGAAGATAAGCAGATCCTAGAATCTATGGGCAGACCAGTATTAGAAGAGAATATAATTTTCTCTACGGTTAATACTATTATTGGTTATCAAACTCAAAGTAGAATGGATGTTGCATATAAACCCAGAGAACAGGATGATCAAGGAATATCTGATATACTCTCTAAGATAACAATGTATACTACAGATAATAATAAATTTCCATGGAAAGAGAGTCAAGTATTTGCTGATGGTTTAATACAACAACGTGGTTATTTTGAAGTTAAAATGGACTTTAATGAGAATGTATATGGAGATATATGTATAGAAACGCTGGATCCATTAGATGTTATACCAGATCCAGATTCTAAAAGTTATGATCCTGATGATTGGGCTGATGTTACTGTTACCTCCTGGATGTCGTTCGATGATATAAAAGAAACATATGGACTTAAAAAGTGGAGAGAAGTAGAGAAGAGTATATCTAATGAATCTGATTTTGGTAGAGGCTCTCTAGAGGAAGAGAGAAATAAATTTGGTACAGTTAATAATTACTCTGCTTTTTATACAGATACAAATGATATAGAACATGCTCGTCTACTTTCTCGTCAATACTGGAAGATACAAAATAGAGATTTTTACTTTGATCCTAAAGCAGGTGATCTATATCCTATCTCAGATGACATGAATCGTAAAGAGATATTAAAATTTGCTAAAGATAATGGATATGAAGTAATTAAAAAAGTTACAAAAAGAATAAGATGGACAGTATCTACTAGAGATGTGGTATTATTTGATGAGTGGAGCCCATATGATAATTTTACCATAGTTCCATATTTTCCTTATTTTAGACGTGGAGTTACCCTTGGTATCATAGATAATCTTATAAAGACTCAAGAGATGCTTAATAAAGTATACTCTCAGATTCTTCATGTGGTAAATACTACTGCCAATTCTGGTTGGATTATAGAAGAGAATTCTTTAGTAAATATGGATACTGAAGATTTAGTAGATGTTGGGTCTCAAACTGGATTAGTATTAGAGACTAAAAAAGGAAGTACTCCACCAGCAAAAATTGAACCAAATCAGGTTCCTACTGGTCTAAAGGATTTAGTAACATCAGGAGTTGATCTAATTAGATTAATCTCTGGAGTTAGTGAAACATTCCAAGGTGGGAAAGGGCCTGAAGTATCTGGTACAGCTATTCAATCTAGAGTACATCAATCTGCTATTCAATTAGCAGCGCCTATTGATAACCTGTTTAGAACTAGGAATATGTTAGCTGATAGGATCTTAAAGTTAATTCAAGGTTTTTATACTCAAGAACGTACTTTTATGATTACTGGGGCTGACGAAAATGGTAAACCTACAACTAATGCAATAAAAATTAATCAAGAGGATCAATCAGATCCAGATAATGCTACTCTTATTAATGATGTTAGTGTTGGTAAGTATGATGTTGTTATAGCTGATGTGCCTACTCAAATTACTTTCCAAAACGCTCAATTTGCTCAAGCAGTAGAGTTAAGAAAGTATGGAGTGATGATACCTGATGCTGAAATGGTAAGGATGAGTACTCTTTCTCGTAAAACAGAAATTGCCAAACAATTAGAAAATGCTCCAGATCAAGAGACTATTGATGCACAAAAAGAGCAACTCCAACTAACTATAGAAACTATGAAGAAAACTATAGAGGAGCTAGAGGGTAAAACAAAAGAGAAAGATGCTGAGACTCTAAAACAAGTTGCTGATGTGGCTGTATTAATAGCCGAAAATCCAAAGTTAGCCCCAATATTAGATGCGCTAATGGCAACAATACAAAACCCTAAAGAGGAACAAGGTGAGGGCGAAAATGAAATGCTACCCCCTCCTCAACAGGGTTTACCTCAACAACAGTTGGGTCAAAGTATACTATAATTTAAACTATAATATAATATTTAAAGAGATAATAAAATATGAATAAACTGAAAAACTTAGTATTAGCTTCTATATTAATGCTTGCTTCTTTTGGAGCAAATTCAACAGTAATTACAGAGTGGTCTTATTTTAATGAACTACTGCTGGTATCTACTAATAGTGGTTATCCTAATTATGTAATAGGTCATTGTGATTCATACATATCTACTTGTACTCTAGCACCACCCAATTATAGTCTACCAACTCCAGTAAATAATGATATCTATTGGGCATATAATTATGCTGTTCAGCATGGTATAAGATTAACATGGGGTAGATGTTTAAGTACTAATAGTGTTCCTCCTTGTATACAATAAAATATAAATAATAAGCTCTAGGATTACCACTAAACTATGGACCTAGAGCACAACTCGCATCTCTCAAGCGATATTGGGTGTTTCCGTTAATGACGATATAGGCTAAAAAAGAATGGCAAGTGAAGAAGAAGTAATAGATCGTGGTGATTTCTTTGAGGGATCTGATGAAGATGAATCTGAAGAAATTGAGGTTGAGGAATTAGAGGAAGATCAGGAAGAAGAATCTGAAGAAGATCAGGAAGAAGAACCTGAAGAGGATGAGAGTTATGAAGAGGAAGAGGAAGAAATACCTCCACCTAAGAAAGAACCCCGAATACCTAAGTCACGTTTTGATGAAGTAAATGAAAGAATGAAAGAGGCCAATGAAAGGAATCTGTGGTTAGAAGAACAATTAGAAACTTTAATTAAACAATCTGCACAACAACAAAAAACTGCTGCTCCTAAAGAACCTGAAGTACCTGAATATGATTATGATTTAGCTGAAGAAAAGTATATCTCTCTTATAATTGAAGGTGATATAACTAAAGCTACTAAATTAAGAAATGAGATAAATACCTTTAGACAAAATGATTTAAAGAAGTTGATCTCTGGAATAGAAAGTAAAGCAATGGATGGTGTTAAATCTGAGAGTAATCAACTCTTAGAAAAAGAAAGATTTGCTACATCTATTAGTACTATGGAATCTAAGTATCCATTCTTAAATCACAAAGATAAAGCATATAATGAAGAGGCTGTAGAAACTGTAAATACTTTATTAGCTGGTTATATAGCATCTGGTAAGGGTAAAGTAGAGTCTCTACAATTAGCAATAAAGAAAGTATTACCCCTCTACGATAAAAAATCAACTAAACAAACACTCGGAGAACAGAGAAAATCTGAAGCGGGTAAAAAGGCTGCTGCTGCATCTAAACAACAACCTGCTAAAGGAAAGACTACTGCTCGTACAAGTGATACAGGAAAAGTAGACATTAATAGAATGTCTGAAAGGGATTTTAAGAAACTAACTGCCAAAGAAAAAAGCATCCTTAGAGGAGACTAGAGCAGTCACTGCCGTTGGGTCCGGTAGAGAATAGACCCACCAATTTCTAAAGAAAAACTCGTACACCTCAACGATAGGTAGGTCGGCCCAATTCTCCGAAATGAAGTAAATGTTATAAAATCAACTGGAAGATACTTCCAAAACTTTAATTAAATAAATAGGAACCAATTATGGCGCTTACAAATTTTGCCGCCTTGACAGCGGATCAGAAGCTAGT